CATCTATTTGAAGACCGGCGAGAGCTGGCCGGGAAACACCTTTGAGCGGCCGGACGCGGTGAAAATTGAATTTGTGGCGGGCTATGGTGCTGCGGGCTCCGATGTGCCGGGTAACATTCGCCACGCGATTAAGATTGAAATTGGAGCGCTATACGCAGAGCGGGGCGATGCCGAGATCGACGTTGATCCGCAGATTGCGACACGCCGTCTTCTCGCGCCCCATAAGCGAGTGTTGCTGAGATGAGCATCGGCAAGCGCCGCGAGCGTATTCAGATAAAGCGCAAAGCCGAAGTTGAGCGTGACGATGGCGGTTTTGACGTAGCGCTTACCGTCATCCAAACACGGTATGCGTCGGTAGAGCCGTTGCGGCGTGCGGGCAATACCGAAATTGAAGTTGCGGGCGCGTTGCGCGGCACGGTGCGCTATCGCATCGAAGTTGATAGCCGTGGCGCCGACGTTCGCACGGACGATATTATTGTTTGGGTTACAAACGAGAACATGGTTTTGAACGTGCGAGACGTGCGCACGCCTTCGAAGCGCTCTTTGCCGCTCGAGATCATCGCTGAAGCCGGAGTTCCGAATAGTGGCACGTAGACGCGTCTCCGGTGACAGCAAGCTTCGCCGCCAGCTTCGCCGCTGGCCGGAAGAGTTGCGACGTGGCGTCCAAACGGTGATGACTTATTCCGGCGATACGCTGCGAAACGAAATAGAGATGCGAGCGCCGAAAGACGAAGGCGACTTGTCGGAACAAGTGCTTTCGCGCGTCTCGCGTGACGGTCTTTCAGTTCAAGTCGGCTATTCGAAGCGTGTGGGCTTCAAGACGGCTTGGAAGAAAGGCGGCTTCAAGGCGCTGTTCCAAGAGTACGGGACGCGGCACCACGGCGCTCAGCCGTTTATCGGCGAGTCCTATCGGGCGAAGCTCGCCGGCATCTTGGGCGATATAGAAGCCGCGGTGAATAAGGCAATTAACCGGGCGAGTGAGCTATGAGCGCCGATCTTGTCTTTCAGGAAGTGATCAATCTCGAGATCAAAGCGGCGCTTCCAACAATTAGGCGTGGAGCAATGCCTCCGAAAGACGGTACGTTCCCGTATATTCAATTTGGCCAGACTGTAGTGACTGATACCTACGCGACGGGCAAAGAGATCATCGCGGAAGTCCATACGTGGTCAACTGCCGCTGGACCCCATGAGATTAAGCAGTTGCAGCAGACTATCAGAGGTGTGCTCGAGAAGTGTTTGCACGACCGCGGCGGCTTTCATTTTGTAGCCATTCGCGAGAATGATGCGCGTGTGATTTTAGATGTTGATGGTGAAACGTGGCATGGTGTCCAGCGGTTTAGGGCGCTCGCTAGTGCTATTGCTTAGGAGTTATTTTAATGGCTGAACAGTGCGGCTCTGCGATTGTAATTTCATTTAAGGAATCCGGCGGTACGTATCGCACCGTAGCGGGCCTTCGCACTAAGAGTATTTCGTTGAACGCGGAAGGCGTAGACGTAACGAATTCGGATAGTGTCGGACGTTGGCGGCAATATCTCGACGGGTGCGGGGTACGATCTGCCTCCATGAGCGGCGAAGGCCCTTTTACGGATGATTTGGGCGCCAATGCGGTGAACGATGCTGTGATGAATAACGCCAATCGAGACGCGAAGATTCTAATTCCGGGTCTCGGAACGTTTGAAGGCTCGTTTAAGGTCACGCAGCTCGAATATTCCGGAGAGTATAACGATGCCGTCATGTTTAACATGACGCTCGAGAGTGCGGGCGAAGTTGCGTTTACGGGCGTATAATGTCAGCAAAGTTTACACTCGGCGGGCTAAAGCACGATCTCCGCATTGAGTTGAAAGATGCGGAGAAGTTCGAAGACGCGACTGGCTTAGGGTTCATGGAGCTTCTTACGACGTTTGTCGATAAGAAGACCGCGACCACGTCGCAGGTCCGGGCTGTGCTTCGCGCCGCGTTCGCGGCGAACGGCAAGCTCTATTCCGATGACGAGATTATGGGGATGATTGAGCGCGATGAAGCCGGGCTCCCCCTGGCCTATGCGTCTGCGGGTATTATCCTTATGCAGCTTGTGCTTCGGCCGAAAGGCAATGACGCGGGAAAAAAATCGCAGCCCGCGAAGGCGCGCGGGGCTCAAGTAAATTCCCACTAGATGAATTTATCGGAGCCGGCGCAATAATGGGCTGGCTCCCGTATGAAACTCTTAAGTGCACAAATTGGGAGTTTTGGGCGGCTTGGATAGGATGGGAGCGCTTTAACTGCATCCCGTCGAAACCGGCTCCGATGACACACGCCGAAATCGACGCAATAGTTCGAGAGTACGGCCAGCCGGATGAGTGGGGAACTAGAAAAACTACTAATTCGCCTAGAGGCGGATACGACTCAGCTTCGGCGGGCGCTCGCGCAAGCTGACTCGGCCGTAGATCAGTATGCGGGCAATACGGATCGTAAGCTAAGCGGTACAGAGCGCCGCTTCGGAACCATGGCGCGCACCGTGCGCGGTGTGCTCGGCGGTATGGCTTTAGGCTTCGCCGCCAAGGAAGCGGTAGATCTAGCGGACAAATACACGCTTATGAGTAACCGCCTGGCCGTAGTTACGAAATCGGCGCAAGAATTGGAATACGTGCAACGTCGTCTCTCCGACATTGCGAAGGAATCGCGCGTTGATTTGGCAGATACGACTGAGCTTTACGCTCGCTACGCGTTTGCGATGAAGGACGCGGGCGTTAGCACGAACGAAATTTTGAAATTTACGGAATCTCTATCGAAGGCTCAGACGATCTCGGGCGCGTCGGCGTCAGAAGCGGCCGGCGCGTTGCGTCAGTTGTCGCAAGGCTTGGCGGCGGGTGTGCTTCGCGGCGAGGAATTGAATTCGATCCTCGAGCAGTTGCCGATTGTTGCCGATCTCATTGCGCAGAAGATGGGAGTGACAACGGGCGAGCTTAAGAAGCTTGGCGAACAGGGACTGATTACGCGCAAAAACGTTTTCGACGCGCTGATTGAAGGATCGGAACAGCTCGACGCGAAGCTGGCGAAGACACAGCCGACGATCTCGCAGGGATTTACGACGCTCAGTAATTCCTTGCTGGAATTTATTGGTGTCATGAACCAGGGGACCGGAATAGGCGCCGCATTCACATCTATGCTGAATGGCATAGCCGGGGTGCTTGATAAAATTAACGAGAAGGCAAAAAGCGGGGAGTTTGCTGCGGCTATCAACGCCGGCCGGGGCGCCGATAACCGTGGCGGTCGCACGCCGACTTCTATGCGGGTAGGCGGTAAGGCGCGCATACACGCCCCAGGCGCTTCCGCAGCTGTTGGCGGTTGGTCAACTACTGTTACGCCCGGTTCTTTTGACCCGAACGCGAAAGGTGTCGATAGGACGCCGGCTGCCGCTAACCCTTGGGCGGCATCGATCATTCCTGTTTCTGCGGAAGAACAGCTTCGTGAGATGAAGCAGGCGTGGGATGAGCTGCACGAAGCGCAGATGGCAACGCTTGATGATTTGATAGGCGATAAGACGGCCACGGCTGCAACGAAGATGCAGGCTCTTACTGACGCGGTGCGGGCCGGTGAAATTGGCTGGCGTGACTATGCAGACGGGATGAAGACCGTAGGCGAGATGAACCAGCGTATGTTTGACGACATGCTGTCTGCTGGCACGCAGGCGCTAGACGCGCTGTTTACGAACAACAAGACCGTCGCGACGGCGACGGCGCTAATCAACACCTATCAAGGCGTGACGAAAGCTCTTGCGAGCTATCCGCCGCCAGTCTCCTACGCCATGGCCGCGGCGCAAGCTGCTATGGGCTTCGCGCAAGTGCGCGCAATTCAGAGCACGAATAAGAGTAGTTCCGGCGGGGGTGGATCGTTCTCGAGTAGCGCCGCCGCGGCGGGCGGAGCGAGCGCCGCCGCACCGGCTCAGCAAACGCAGACGTTGACCGTGCGTGGGCTTGGCGTCGGTGAGCTTTTGGATAGGCGCGGGCTTCGGGATCTTCTCGAGCGCATCCGAGACATGCAGCGCGACGGTTATCAGTTGGTGGTCGCATGATTGTTATATCGTCGTCGCTAGTCCTCGAGGCAACTGGTACACTCGGCGCGAATAACCCGGTTATCGGCTATGAGAATTTGACGCGCATAACCAACGTCACGGCGACAAGCGCAAACTCTTCGAATCCGGTGACGAACGTTGCAAACCCGGCGACGAACTTGGTTTGGCTGTCCGCGTCCACGAGCACGCAATATCTAAATGTGATCCATAGCCGAGTTGATCCAATCGATTATGTGGCAATCGCAGA